TCAGTTAATTCAGCAACATCTTTTGTTGCCATTTTCTCCAGATTGGGATCATGTGTCAAAACATGTGAACAACTTAGTGATTATGGTGAAAAATTTGTTAAGTACATAATTAACTATGTGAAGGTACATTTTCTTGGATGTCCAGAACAGTTCGTTGACGAATGGAAAAATATCGACGCGTGGTGTGATGAAGTCAACCAAATCATTTCAACTGATTTCGAAAGAAATCTTCAGTGTAATTTAGTGCTTAAAAATAAAATTGATTCACTCCTCACTCGAGGCGACGACATCCTTAAATATTTTGACAAATTAAAACTCCCCATGACCAGTAGAAGCCGCGTTCAGCAGTGCCACATGTTTCTTATGAAAGCACGTGAGATTGCTGCACACAGTGGAACTGGTGCATCTCGATTGAGAATTCCCCCCCTTACAATTCATATCGTTGGTGCTACCAGCATTGGTAAATCATCTTTATTGTATGTTTTGTTTGCAGAGTTATTGTCATGTTTGGATTGTCGCGAAGAGAGAGACATCGAAGAGAAAGTTCATTTCAGGTATGCAGGCTCAGACGAGAGACTTGATGGTGCAAAGACCGCACACAAGATTTTCGTCCATGATGATATCTTCATGAGAAAGGACTCAGAACAGAATCCTAATCCAGAGGTCGCAGAAGTTGTGCGTCTTGGAAACGTTGCCTCATGGGTACCCCCCATGTCCGCAATGGCTGACAAGGCCACCACTAATGTTGAACCCGAGGTGGATGTCTGGACTTCAAATGCATCAAATTTCAAATTTGAATCCGTCACAAACCCTGAAGCGGTTATCCGTAGGGTTGGAATCAGATGGGAACAATTTGTTGCAGATGAATTTGTCTTGGAGAAAACCATTAATGGAACTGAAGTTCGCATGCTCGATGGAGCCAAAGCCAACAAGGCCATTCAAGAAGATCCTATGAACGTCACTAAGTTTAATTATTTTATGAAGCTGGACCCCCTTGCAAATACCAAAGTTTATTTGAGCGAGAAGAAGTACACATTCGAAGAATTCGCTCGTATAAATTGCGAAGAAGTTCGAGAGAACTCACGCAAGGGATTACAGTTCATACAAACGGTTAAGACTTACAATGAATATGTTCGTAATCGTGATAAGGATGGCTGGGTAGGCCCCCAACTCCAAGGAGTAGATGATGAACCCCCAAAAGAAGTGGATGAAGAGTCCATTCCGGACATGTATGCATTGTTCCTTAAATCAAGCTACTATTGCGCCTATAAAGGTGAAATGTATAAGGACTTTACAAACGAAGAGCTCGTACAGAAGAGATTGGAAGATTTCAAAAACTGGAGAGAGATGAGAGCTGTAAAGATCAAAGCAGCGGAAGAAGCCTACATGGAAGCACAAACTCCAGCAGAGGAGAACTCCGTTTTTTACTACGCCGATAATCATATTGATGTTATTAGTGCATCTATATCCCACGCTTGCGATGGGGTAGATAATGTGCAAATGACAACAAAAGATTATGGCAATTTGAGAGGAGCATCATGTGTTCGTGCCACTAGCCCTAGACCGAAGGTTCATTTGAGGATAGCGAAGGCTTTTGCCGTCGCTACAGCAACAACAAACAGACGTGAACTTGAATATCCAGAAACTTCGCAAGAGGAACTGGATATCATTTTTAATTCTGTTTTTTGGGCTCAATCCGAAATTCAACCATCCCAAATTGGTAGGTGTAACGAACATGACTGCACTGGACGACGACTAAATGAAATTCGTGCGCGTCTTCACAGAGATTTTATCTTTGCGAAGAACGAGTGCCTGAATAAATATGGTTATTCGAACAATGCAGGTGCAATTCTCGGACTTTGTGAGAAGTGGAGCAGAGAACACACGTGGTTTGCTGTCTTGTCAAGTGTTTTAACACTTGGTGCAGGAGTAGGAATTTACTATTTTTTCAAATATATAGTAAAGACCTTGGCAGCAGGAACGATGTTCGGAGCGAGACATCTTAAGAGGAAAATTATTCATATGATTTATGGAGATTCTGCGGATATCAAAGAAATTTTTGAATCACACTCACACGAGTGTGCTACAAAATACAAAGAATTTGCAGATTGGCTTGAATCTTACAGGATTTCATATCCTGGTAGAATAAGGAAATCTCAGTTTGATGAAATCTGTGTGCAGAAGAGGAAGCCTACATCCTGGGGATGTAGGTGCCACGTTATAACTGGCGAAGCCCCCAAAGACACAACTACCGGAACTCAGAACAACGTACTCGAAGCTTATGCGACGAATACAACGAACGGACAAAAAACAAACGTAATTGAAGCTTATGCGACAAATACGACCAACGGACCAAAAACCAGTGTGATTGAGGCTTATGCTACTAACCAAACAACAGGGCTCAAAACCCATGTTGTAGAAGCATATGCTACCAATCAGACTACCGGACTCAAAACAAACGTAATTGAGTCTAATACCTTTCAGTCGATTCTTGATCAAAATGCCCAAGAACTTGGCCCCCTCTATATACGTAATTTGTATAAACTGGAGGCCTTGCGTGATGGGCAGTGGGTTCATATGATGCACCTTCTTATTGTGAAAGGACGTATGGCGATTGTCAACAAGCATGTTCAGCTTTATTCCCATAGAACTCAATGGAGGATAAGGAATGCGTCTAACGCGATTGGTTATGAATTTAATATTCATACCCTTCCGAGTTATACCTTCCCCTTCCTTGATGAGGTCAATGGAAAGAAAGATGTCATGATGGTTGAACTACCGACATATGTTCCTCAACATAAGGATATTGTTTCCAAATTTATTTCACGTGCTGACATGGGTACCTCTTCCACTTTCGCGAATATTTCACTCACAGGTTATACTGTGACTGAGGCTATTCAGATAGTGCAAAAGTATACCAATGTCAATAGGTGTGTAGATGAGGAGACGCATTTTACGGATTCAAATGGTCAATTATTGACTGGATATTCTATTAGACACTTTTATGAATATCAAATTCCAACGATTAATGGAGATTGTGGAGCACTACTTTGCGTGCACGACACTGCTTTCGAGCGTAAGCTCGTTGGTATACACGCAGGTGGCACCAACAGACTGGATTTCTGTGGTATGGGACAACCCATCCACCAAGATCTGTTGAGAGAAATGATCAAAAGAATGCCCAATACAAGGCACGATTCCCTAATGCATCCCGATCCGAAGATTGATCTTGAGGTGGTTGCCAGAGCCGTGAATTTTGAAGGACTTGATGTTATTACTTATGATAACAAGCCCGGCACATTTCACGCCCTTGGCACTCACTTGAAGAGACCTTTTCAGAGCGGCGATTCAAATATTCATCCTTCTGTTTTGCATGGCTTAATTGCCCCTGTAACTCAGAAGCCTGCATATTTGCATCCTATCATCAATGCAGAAGGAGAGAGAGTCGACCCAATGGAATTAGCAAAGAAGAAGGCTGGAGGACAACCCCCCCATATTGATCCTGTTCTCTTGGCAACATGCGCTAAAGATGTCAATGACAAATTTTATGCTAATGTTCTCGAGAGCGATCGTCAAGTTCTGACGTTCGAGGAAGCCATTGCAGGAAGAGACGGAGACGAATTCATGCCTGGCATCAATAGAAGTACATCACCCGGATTTGGTTGGTCCAAGATTGGAAAAGGAAAGACACACTGGCTCGGAGAGAAAGCGTATGTTTTCGACAATCCCGAACTTGTGGCCAAATACAACGAAATGCTCGAACAACTTAAGAGAGGAGAGAGACCCTCAATGCTTTGGGTTGATACATTGAAGGACGAGAGACGCCCAATTGCGAAGGCAAATGAAGGAAAAACACGTCTATTTTCGGTGGGAGAAATGGTTTATCAAATCATTTTTAGACAGTATTTCCTGGGTTGGTCTGCACACATGTCACGTAATCGTATTGATATCGAGTCATGTGTGGGGATTAACGCTTACAGTCGCGATTGGGATAGGCTCACTAGAATGCTCCTGTCCAAGGGAAAGAAGGTTGTAGCTGGAGATTTCTCCAACTATGACGGTTCACTCTTGGCGGACGTTTTGTGGGCTTGTTTCGATGGTATTGACAAGGAGTTTTATCAAGGAACGGAAGAAGACAGTAAAGTGAGAGCAGGTTTGTTCTCAGAGATCGCGTGTTCTATTCATCTTTTTAAAGAGTTCGTTGTTATGTGGACTCATTCAATCCCTTCTGGATGTGCAATTACAGCTCCCCTAAATAGTAATTTTCATTCTATAATTGCACGCGTAGCTTTTATGTTATGCGCAAAAAAATATTGCTCTGAGATGTACAATATCACATATTTCGACAAGTATGTGAAATTGGTAGACTACGGAGACGATGATGTCTACAATATCTCAGATGTAATTATTTCTTGGTTCAATCAACACACGATCACTGAGGCTTTGGCCACAATTGGAATGACATACACCGACGAAGAGAAATCAGTAGATGCAGCGCCATACCGATCGCTGAACGAGGTCACTTTTCTAAAACGTGCTTTTAGATTCGACACCGTACAAGCTAGGTACAGAGCGCCCCTCTCATTGATTACTATTCGAGAAATGGCTATGTGGGTTCATGGAAAGAAGGACACAAACCAACTTACAGCTACAACGCTGGAAGAGGCCGTCCATGAACTTGCCCAACATGACAAGGAAACTTTTACTCGTGAGGTTGGAGCTTTCGAAGCAGCTGCAAAGCTGCTGAGAGGTCTCCGCACCACAGTAAAATTAACAACATATGAACATTATCAGGAAATTGAACATAACCGATGGTGTCTTGGCGTAGGTTCGACAAAGTTGAGTAACTACCCATCTGCCCCCGATGCAGATTTGTCAGACCCGGACACCGCAACTCATATAAACCCAAGTGGAGTAAAGAGTAATGCGTCGCCATCAGATCCCCTAATCGCGCTATTGGATGCGTTTGAAAAAAACATTACAGCAGAGAGCGGCACCTACGGCAATCCCGCAATCTTTAACAATAATTCCGTAGAATCTCAAGGTGACCTTATGGATACTTTAAACAACAACAACAACCAAACAACCCCCAAGAAAGTTTTTACTTTCGCAACTTTTCAAGGAGTAGAAGATTACGCTTCTGAAGCAGGAACGAGCAGCAGTGCTATTGTACCAGGTGGAGATGAAAGTGTGAGTGAAATTCAAAATCAGACAGTTACTTTCTATGAGGATGGAGAGGTGCTACAGTCCGCTGTTGCGCCTTCCCATGCTCTTGATGAGTATCTGAATGCTGCGAGTGATGAACTCACGAATGATGTGAAAGGCTTTCTTGAGAGAGCAATTGAACTTAAGAATTTTCTGTGGATGTCAACCCAGGCCGTTGGAGTCAATACCGCATCGGATATCTTACTCCCTAACGATTTTCTCGCCCGTAAAATGGTGAGAGAAAAAGTTAGTGGATTTAAGTATCTTAGGTGTGATTTTGAAATCACGGTCCAGGTTAATGCTCAACCCTTCAATGCTGGAAGGTTGATGGTGTGGTTTGAACCTTTTGCAAATCAGCTTCAATACATACCATCTTCAGTCAAGCACTTTGGAGGAATTTCAGGCTACAGACACGTTGATCTTGATCTCAGTGTTGCGACATCTGTCAAATTTAGGATTCCCTATCTTTGTCCTTTGTCCCACTTTGATCTGATCACCGGGTATGGAGATCTTGGAATAGTGCACACCACAGTATATTCACCCCTCACAGGAAGTACGGAAGTAGACGGTACAATTTTCATTCATGCCGAAAACATTGACATTCAAATGCCAACTGGAATGCCAATGATTCCCCGAACCCCATCAACAGCACGATATGCCAAATTTCAAGGAAAGGAGCAGATTGATAGTCAGAAGATGAGAACGAAAGAGGTGAAGCAGAAAGGAGTTGTTGAAAGAATTTCCGGCACAGTC